TCCGATTTAACATTTGATGGTGTTAATTTAGTAGCTGGTGTAGATGGTTCAACAGGTGGTAGAGTTAGAACTGGAGATGGTTCATCATCAAGCCCTGCATTTAGTTTTGTTGGTGATCCCGATACGGGATTCTATTGTTCTACAACAGATACAATCACTACAAGTGTTGGTGGTTACATCCGCGGACAGTGGAATGAAACTGGTCTTCAAATATCTAATGGTTCGTTAGGTGTAAACTCAACTGTTCATACAACAAATGGAGTTATTAGAGCTAGTAATGATATTATAGCTTATTATTCCTCAGATGAAAGATTAAAAGAAAATGTTAAACCAATTGAAAACGCATTAGATAAAGTATCAAAAATAAATGGTGTTACTTTTGATTGGATAGAGGATATGGAAGAATTTCATCCAAATGAAGGAAATGATGTTGGTGTAATCGCACAAGAAATCGAAAAAGTATTACCAGAAGTAGTTGAAACGAGAGATACTGGATATAAAGCAGTTAAATATGAAAAGATAGTTCCATTATTGATTGAATCAATCAAAGATTTAAAAGCAGAAATCGAAGAACTTAAAGGGAGATTGTAATGGCAGTTCCAGATAGTGGTGCACTTTCGTTGAGAGGTATTAGAGCAGAATTAGATAACAACAATTACAGTAATTCTCTCTCTTATACAAATGTAAGTCTTAAAGATATGTCAACTGGTGTTACCGCTACAATAAATACAGCAAACGATGCAGCTGATAGACCTGATGATTCTGCCCCACATTCAATGAGTGAGTGGTATTCATACGACCACGACGCTACATCAACACCATCATTAACATCGGCAGATATTACAATTGGAAGTACAGGTGCAATCGTTTGTGCTAGTGAACTTTTCGGAACATACTATCATGATGGTGGTGCGAGTTTCCCAAGAGAAGGTGATAGAATATACGCTGAATCTGATGGTACAAGTGAAGTATCAGCTGCTTTCATTAAAATAGAAGGTGATACTTCATATTTCGCATATTCTAATTCTTCTGGTGATGGTGGTGGAATTGGTACAGAATATGGTTGTGGTCGTTCAGAACGAAGATTAAAGTACAATATAGAATTTATTGGAGATTCACCAATGGGTATTCCAATGTATCACTTTAATTATAAAGATGAATCACATGGTAAAGGAAGATTCATCGGAACAATGGTAGACGATTTACAAAGATTAGGATTTGAAGATGCTTTAATTAATACTAATGATGGTATTATTGTAGATTATAGTAAAATTGATGTACCATTTCACAACATAACAAACATATGTTAAAACAATATTTAGAAAACGAAGTTATATTTACAGAAACAGAGCTAAAATCAAAGTATATAAATTGTGATTGTCCAATTATGGCAACCAATGAATCGGAATTGATGAAAGAAACCGCTGATATTCTATGTTCTAATGGTGGTTCTGTTTTAAATGTAGGGTTTGGTTTAGGAATTATAGATACTTATATCAGAAATCACAATCCAATAGAACATCATATTATAGAAGCTCATCCACAAGTTTGTCATAAAGCAAAGGAGATGGGATTTGATGTTTATTGTGGTCTATGGGAAGATGTTATAAAAGATTTTATAAAAGAGGATAAAAAATTTGATAGTATTTATTTTGACACGTATGTTTTTGATTATGAAAAATATCCTCAATGGGCATCATTCACAAAAATAGTTCCTAAATTACTAAATCCAAATGGAATATATTCTTACTTTAATGATACAGCATCTAAAATAGAAAAGGTAGAAGAAATTATAGAACCATTTGGGTGGGAACGGCATATAAAAACCATACCACATCCAATCGGAAAACAAACTTATGAATTGGTATGGTATATAAATAAGTGATTCTTAAAGATTCTCATATTTATATAAAAGATTAGGAGATAATAAATGGCAGTAAATGTTCCAATATGGCCTGGTTCATCATCGTTTTCAGAAGGTAGTACACCTTTTGGGTATTATGATACAGATACAGATTTTACTTCATCAGCTGATAAAACTGCTGGATGGTGTGCTAAGAGGTTAGGTTATCCTATAGTTGATATTGAACTACAGGACATAAACTTCTATGCTTGTTTTGAAGAAGCAGTAACAGAATACTCATCACAAGTTAATCAATTCAATATTAGAGAAAATTTACTTACAATAAAAGGACAGGATACTGGTTCTGATTTATCTCAAACTCAACTTAATGCAAACTTAGGTGGGTTAATAACATTAGCTAAAGATTATGGTAGTGAAGTTGGTAGTGGTGGTTCGATAACCTACTATACAGGTTCATTCGTAATGAAAACTGGACAACAAACTTATGATTTAACTGATATCGCTGATTCAAGCGCTTCGTTAGAAAGTGGAACGCCGGGAACAGATGCATTTGAAATTAAGAAGATGATGCACTTCGCTCCACCTGCGATGGTTAGATACTTTGACCCATTCGTAGGAACTGGTTTAGGTTCACAACAAATGATGGATACGTTTGGATGGGGTAACTATTCACCAGGTGTATCGTTTATGATGCAACCACTCTACGATGATTTGTTAAGATTACAAGCGATTGAATTCAACGATAAAGTTCGTAAATCACAATATGGATTTGATATCCAAAACAACAGAGTGCGTGTATTCCCAATCCCACAATATGGTGATAACAATATGAAGATACACTTCCACTATGTGTTGGAATCTGAAAGAAACAATCCAGTTGTTAAAGCATCAGTAGTATCTGATTACTCAAACGCTAAATATGATAGAATTGAGTACAATAAAATTAATCACGTTGGTAAACGATGGATTGAAAAATATACATTAGCATTGGCTAAAGAAATGTTAGGTGCAGTAAGAGCTAAATTTAGTTCTATACCAATTCCTAACGCAGATATAACATTAGATGGAGCAGATTTAAGAAGTGAGGCTGCATCAGAAAAGGAAATCCTAATTTCAGAATTAAGAGAAAACTTAGAAGCAACTTCACGTAAGGCATTATTACAAGCACAACAAGAAGAATCAGAGGCGATGGAGTTAACTCTTAACAGAGTTCCTCGTGCAATTTATATAGGGTAACAAATGGCACTATTCGGTGGACAGAGAGATATGGCTTTGTTTAGTAAGATAAACAAAGAACTAATAACGGATATCATAGATACCGAAGTGTATTACTATAAGATTATTTTAGAAGATACCAAACGAAATCTATATGGTGAAGGTAAGGATAAAGTATATTATAATCCTGTAAAAGTACCTACATTGGTAGATAGAACCAACGCCGAACAAATTTTTGATGAATTTGGTTCTTCTTATACCAGAAATGTTAACTTTTACTTTCTTAGAGATACCTTAGTAGAAAAGAACGTATTTCCTGAAGTTGGTGATGTTATAGAATGGAATGATGAACAACACATTGTAGATGTAACATTCCAAAACCAATTCTTCGCTGGAAAGAATCCTGAAACTTGGGATGGTGGTGATGAGCATGGATATAGTGTATCTATTATATGTGAAACTCACGTTGCTAAGAGAAGTCAACTAAAACTAAAAGATGATTTTAGAGTAGGTATTAACAAAAACAATAATGATTTACCAGTAGGAATCTAAGATGGCTCAAAAATATAGAATACATAGAGATGATAAGATTGATTTGAAAAGAACCCAAAGTTCTTTTTCAGATGACCCTAAACTGAATAAAGCAAAACAGATATCACGTAAAAATGATAATGTAAAGAATATTCAAGTTGGTATCTATGATATTGATTTAGCATTTAAAGATTTCTTAGAAAAAGATGTTAGACCTATTATAGAAGAAAATGGTAAATTTATCCCCGTACCAGTATTATACGCATCTCCAGAGAATTGGGCATCTGCACAAAAGGATGGATTTTTGAGAGATAATAATGGTAAAGTACAAACACCACTAATTTCATTCAAACGAAACTCATTAGATGTTAATACCGAATACTCTAAACTAAAAGTATTAACTGATGAAGATACATCACAATCATTCGTAAGAAAATACTCAAAAGAAAATAGATACGATGCATTTTCACAACTGATAGACCAAAAACCAGTACAAGAAAAATATATTGTAGATAGACCTGATTATGTAAACATTCAGTATGATGTAATAGTTTGGTGTGATTTTATGGAAGATTTGAATAAGGTAGTAGAACAAATCATATATTTTCAAGGTGGTGCGTTTGGTGAAAGATACAAATTCCAAATCAAAGGTGAATCATACTCATTTGATACAACAAATGGAGTGGGTGAAGAACGAATTGTTAGAAGTAACGTAACACTTACAGCAAAAGCATATATTGTTCCAGAACAGACTGGTTTAAAGATAAACACTCAAAAAGCATTTGGAACATCAAAGGTGATTTGGAAGATAAATCCAAAAATTTAATCTTTAGAAAAAAAATATCATATTTATATACATAAAAGTATAACAATCAAAATTTATAAAACTAAAAGTTATGGCAGAAGTTAAAGAAATGAGTGAAAAACAAATTATCAATATCGATAGTAACGATATTGAAAGAGTTAAGAAATTCAGAAACGAATACGCTGAAGTTACAGCAAGAATCGGTGAGGTAGAGGTAGAGAGGCTGAATTTAGAATTAATGTTAGCGAATGTTGATTCTGTAAAGGATAATTTATCTCAAAAGTTCAGTTCATTACGAAATGAAGAACAAAACATTACTAAAGAGTTTACAGAAAAGTATGGTAATGGGGAGTTTGACATGGAAAATGGAACTTTTACTCCTATCTCATAAATATAATCGTTTTGGATTTTTTAATGTATTTATAGATATATTAAAACCAAAAGAAATTAATAGGAGAATCAAATGGCAGAAAGAATAGTAAGTCCTGGCGTTTTTACAAGAGAAAAGGACTTGTCATTTCTACCTCAAGGGATTGGCGAAATCGGAGCAGCACTTATAGGTTCTGCAGTTAAAGGACCGGCATTCGTTCCAACACAGGTATCATCTTTTCAAGAGTTTCAACAAGTATTCGGTGGATTGACAGAAGATTCATATCTACCATATACTGCTCAAGCTTATTTAGAAGATGCTGGTACTGCAACAATCGTTAGAGTATTAGGAAAAGACGGGTACACTTTAGAAAACCCAGTAGCATTGACAGTATCATCATCACATGGTGAGAAAGTAGTAGCAGTATTACACCCAACACATGATATCGTATCTGATACAGATGTGTTCATTAAATCAACAATTACAGACCACTTGGGTTCAACTGATGTATCAGCATCTTTGTTCTCATTACAATTAAGTGGTTCTGAGGCAGCTGAAGCTGATTATTCAGCATCTATGAATCCTACAAGTGATAACTATTTCACTAAATCATTCGGATTTTCTCCGAGAGGTTCGCAGGATGCATATGTGTACTCAAACTTCAAAACATTCCAATCAGCATCATTTGCTACGGGAGAGATTCCTGTAGTAACTATGGCTACAAGTTCAGATATTGATTACACTAAAGCTTATACTGAGGCATCAACTCCTTGGATTACTTCACAAAAAGTTGGTGGTAACACTACTAACTTGATTAAGTTCCATACATTATCACATGGTACGGCAACTAACTACGAATTTAAGATTGGTATCCAAGATATCAAACCTGCTGGTTCAGTACCAGGTTCTGAGTATGGTTCATTTACTGTAGTGGTAAGACGAGTTGACCAAGATAAGATTGCAGGTTCACCATTCGTAGGTGTAGTTGATTCAGATATCAGACCTAACTTAGTTGAAACCTTCCAAGGTGTTAACTTAGACCCTGATTCACCAAACTACATTGTTAGAGTAATTGGTGATAAGTACATTACTGTAGATGATGATGGTAAATTATCAACTAATGGTGATTACGCAAATAATTCAGAAAATATTAGAGTTGAAGCTTCAACGGCAGTTAAGAACGCAGCTATTGATGTATCATTAGTACCATTCGGTTTCGCAGCATTACAAAATCCTTTTGGAAGTGCTTTCTCATTACCGAATCCTTCTTATGTATCTGCACAACAAATTAATCAATCATATAATCCTAAGAAATTCTACGGATTTGATTTTGATTTCGCAACAACAGATAATAGAAACTTCTTAGCACCAACTCCAGATAGTTCAACGGCTACTGTAGGTTCAGCATTCTACTTAGGTGATTACAACCAAGAAAGTGGAGCTAACTACCCATCATCAGCAGCACCTAACACTGGAGCAATTTCATTGAATGATAACAACACATCTATAAACTCTCGTAAGTTTATGGTGCCATTCCAAAGTGGTTTTGATGGATTCAAACCATCGAGAGTTGTTTCATTAGGAAATGATATTGCAGCTGGAAACTCACAAGGATATGATTTATCTTCTAACACTGCAGCAGGTACATTAGCATACAGAAAAGCAATTAACGCTGTATCTAATCCTGATGAGTTCGATATCAATATGTTAGTTATACCAGGTGTTATCCACAGATTACACTCATCAGTAACTACATTCGCTAAAGATATGTGTGAAGATAGACAAGATACATTCTTTGTAATGGATGCATCAGCATGGAGTGATTCAATTTCAACGGCTGTTAACGCAGTTCAAGCATTTGATTCAAACTATGTTGCATCTTACTATCCTTGGGTTAAGATTTTGAATACAGATAAAAACAAACCAGTATGGGTGCCACCATCAGTTGTACTTCCTGGCGTTATCGCATTTAACGACCAAGTAGCCGCTGAGTGGTTCGCTCCTGCAGGATTGAATAGAGGTGGATTAACTTCAGTAATTGAAGCTAAGACAAGATTGACTAGAGTTGAGAGAGATTCACTTTACGAAGGTAGATTAAATCCTATCGCAACGTTCCCTGGTCAAGGTGTTACTGTATTTGGACAGAAAACATTACAAGCTAAACCATCGGCATTGGATAGAATCAATGTAAGAAGATTGTTAATCGCAGTGAAGAAATTCATCGCATCATCTACTCGTTACTTAGTGTTCGAAAACAACACAGCAGCTACGAGAAATAGATTCTTATCAATCGTTAATCCTTATTTAGAATCAATCCAACAAAGACAAGGTTTATACGCATTTAGAGTGAAGATGGATGAAACTAACAACACTCCTGATGTGATTGATAGAAACATTATGGTTGGTGAGATTTTCTTACAACCAGCTAAAACAGCAGAATTTATAGTTCTTGATTTCAACGTATTACCAACTGGAGCAGCATTTCCAGAATAATAGTAAATAAATTAGTTCCCCCAAAAAAATTGGGGGGACTAACTATTTTTTGAAAAGAACTATATTTATATTAAAGAAAGAATAACGGAGAAACTAAATGGCACAATTATTAGACCCAACAGAAGTAATGTTTACATCTTTTGAACCAAAGATGTCAAACAGATTCATTATGTACATAGAGGGAATCCCAGCGTACTTAGTGAAAGCAGCCAACAGACCTGAGATAGCAAATGGTAAGGTTACAATCGACCATATCAATGTTAGAAGATATGTTAAAGGAAGAAGCGAGTGGAGTAGTTTAACAATTTCATTGTATGACCCAGTAGTTCCATCAGCAGCGCAAGCAGCTATGGAGTGGGTAAGATTACATCACGAATCAGTAACAGGTAGAGATGGTTACTCTGACTTCTACAAAAAAGATATCACATTTAACAGTTTGGGTCCTGTAGGTGATAAAGTAGAAGAGTGGACGTTAAAGGGAGCATTTATCGAAACTGCTAAATTCTCAGATATGGATTATACTGGTGAAGATTTGGCAACTGTAGATTTAACACTTGCTTACGATTACGCAATACTACAATACTAATTTCGGATTGTTATATTTATATAGTAGAAATTAAATAATGAGAGACCCCAACAGAAATGTTGGGGTTTTTTCGTTTAATTAATAAAACTTTCATATTTATATATGGTTAACCAACTTAAAAAAGTTTTAAAACGAGAAACGTTATGAGTGAAGAAAAATTACAAGACGATTACAAAGCACCAATATCCAATGAGGATATGGTGGAGCTCGCTAAACAACAATACGAGCAAAAAAAGGTTTCTGATTATAAATTTCCAACAGAAATCGTAGATTTACCTTCTAAAGGTCTTATATATCCAAAGGATAATCCTCTATCAACTGGAAAGGTAGAGATGAAGTATATGACTGCAAAAGAAGAAGATATCTTAACTACACAATCTTATATCAAAGATGGTTCAGTATTAGATAGATTGTTCCAATCCCTAATTATATCAAACGGTGAAGGTACACCTATAAAATATGTAGACCTTACTTTAGGTGATAAAAACGCAATTATGATTGCAGCTAGAATTTTGGGATATGGTAAAGATTATGAGGTAGAAATTGATGACCCAACCGCACCTGGTAATAAACAAAAAGAAGTTATTGATTTAACTCAATTTGAAGCGGGTGATTATGATGGTTCAGGACAAACCGAATTACATAAAAATGAATTTGAGTTTGAATTACCACAATCAAAAAGAAAAGTTACTTTTCAAGCATTAACTGAAAGTAAGGAAAGAAAAATCAAACATCAATTAGAAGAATCTAAAAGAGCTTCTAGAAAGATGAAAGATAAAACTGATAAGAACCTTACTGTAAGATTAAAAAATACGATTGTATCGGTAGATAATGAAACAGACCAAAAAGCAATCAACCATTTTGTGGATAACGAATTATTTGCGGCGGATTCAAGGGCCCTCAGAACGCATATAAACAAAGTTATTCCAGATATGGATTTAACATACGAATTTATTTCTGAGGAAACCGGGGAAAGGAGAGAAATGCTACTGCCTATGGATTTAGGGTTTTTTTGGCCTCAATCATAACTATAGGAAGCATTTACACTCTCACATCTTTGATTTGATATTCCACGGAAATGGTGGGTTCACTTTTTCGGATGTTTACAATATGCCTGTTTGGGCTAGGAAGTTTTACATAGGTAAAATAGTAGAATGGAAGCAGGAAGAAAAGAAAGCATACGATAGAGAAGCTAAAAAAGCTAAATCAAGACGAAGATAATATTAATACCCAACAGATTTGTTGGGTATTTCTATATTTATACTATATAAGAACAACGGGATACAATATTATGGCAAAGATAAAATTATCAACTATTAAGGAAATCTTCAATAAAGTAGGTGTTAGTGAAGGTCTTTTCGATATGTTTAAAAGTAAAAGACGTAAACTTACAGATAAGTTAGATAATGTCAAAAAAGATATAGATGATATTATCAAATCAGCTCCAACTAAAAAAGATAAAGAAGATTTGCAGAAATTGGCAAATGCATTCAGAGCCGTTTCTGCGCAGAAAAGAAAAATGGGTAGATAAACTCATTAATTGGTAGATAAAAATGGCAAGCAAGAAAAATCAAGAACAAAGTGCATTAAATAAAATGATGCGTGAAGAAATCGCTCTGAGAGAGAAGGAAAAATCTCTACAGAACGAGCTTGTCAATATGGCGAAAGCTAGATATAAGATATCTAACGATGCTAAACAAACTCAACAAGATTTAGCAAAAGCATTAGCAGAATCAAAAAGTACCGAAGAATCAATCCAATCAATTCAAGAAGCAAAAGATAAACTTTTAGAAGAAGCAATATCTAAGGGTAAAGAAATCAATTCACATTATTATGATATGTTGGATACCCGACAAAAACTTTTAGAAAAACTAAAAGAAGAAGAAGAACTTCAGGCCGAAATAGAAGAAACAACCAAAGCCGCTAAAGAAGAACTTATGGGTTCGTTGGGTACATTGGGTGAAATGTTAAAAGCAGGTACTGCGTTAGGTGCTGCGATGGCTCTATTCAAAGGATTAACCGAAGGTATTGGTAAAGCATTTCAAAATACAATCGGATTTGCATCTGATTTAAACAAAGAGTTAGGTATATCAGGAGCACAAGCTGCCGAATTAGGAATGCAGAACTTTAGTACAGATGTTTTATTCTCTAGATTCAGTGTCGAACAACTTAATCAAGCAACTAGAGATTTAGCAACCACATTTGGTACAGCAGCTGGAATATCAAATGATTTAAGAGAATCAGTAGCCGAAATAACTGCTATGGGAGTTGGTGGTGAAGATGCGGCAAAACTATCACAAATGCTTGAAACGGCGGGTGGTAGTGCTGGTGATATGACTGAAGAAATCAAACAAATGGCACAAGATGCTGGCGTAATGGCTGGTACAACATTTAAAGATTTAGCCGCTCAACAAAAGTTAATGTTGGGAATGACCAAAGAGGAAATTAGAGAGTTAACTAAGAAAACCATTGAGCTTAACAAACAAGGATTGACTTTATCAGATATGCAAAGTATCTCAGAAAAGATGATGGATATCGAAGGTACTATGAAAGCCCAAGCAAAAGCCAGAGTATTATTACAGGGAAAACTTACTGAGGAACAAATGGCTGGTATGGAAGGAATGACAGCTGCGGCTATGGAATTCCAAAATACAGGTAATACTGATGCACTTACTGAATCTTTGAAAAAAGCTGGGATGACCGCTGAACAATTTAATAAGTTAGGTCCGAGAGGACAGGCACTTTACGCTGATTCAATTGGTATGACTTCAGACCGTTTAATGGAAGTAATTCAACAAAACGAACAGATGGCGAAAGCAGCGGAAGCCGGCCCACTTGAAAAAGCGGGTTCAAAAGCTATGGAGATTTGGCAAAGTACACCAGATTTTATCAAAGAAGCAACTACAGGACTTATAGCATTCATCGCTCAGATGAGTATTATGAATCTGATGCAAGGTAAGGGTACTGGGTTAAGTAACCTAAATCCATTTAAGAAAAAAGGTGGTGGTGGTGGTGATGTTACCTCTGATGTAGCAAGTACCAACGATGGCGGTGGTGATATGGGTAACGCATCTCAAGGAGCTGGTGGTGGATTAAAATCACTTGCCGAAGGTTTGAAAGAAATGGGTGATGGTAAAGTGTTCGCAGGTATTGGTGCAGTTGCATTAGCAGGACCTGCTTTCATTATAGCACTTCCAGCAATCCCATTCTTATTATTTATGGGTAAAGTTAAACTAAAAGCATTAGAAGAAAACTTTAGTGGATTAGCAACAGGTCTTAATAGTATGGCATCCACATTTATGGGTTCACTTGCCGTTGGTGCATTTGCTATAGCAGCAATACCATCTATATTATCAATTCCATTCTTATTATTTATGGGATTAACACC